GGGGGGGGACAGCTACGGGGCAAGGATACCTCACAATTCCAAAGCCCGTTCAAAAACATTCCCCGGTATTGCGGACGCTATGGCGCAACAATGGGGCGCAGTATTAGGAGGTGATACTACTGAACCTTGAACCATTCATTTTTGACTGCGAGGTGTTTGCCTATGACTGGCTTTTCGTCTTCAAGAACAAGGTCACGAAGGAATATACCGTCATCTGGAATGACAATGAAGCGGTCGAGCAGTTCATGACCCAAGAACCCTTATTGGCGGGGTTCAATAACAAGCACTATGACCAATTCATTCTGAAAGCGGTTCTCTCTGGCTTCACGCCGGAGGAAATCAAGGCAGTCAACGATTTTATCATCGTTGGTGGTCACGAGGGCTGGGAGTACGCCCCTCTCCGTGACTGCGGGATTTTCTTCGATCAATATGACCTGATGGACGATTGCCAGATGGGTTTGTCCCTGAAAGCAATCGAAGCTCACCTCGGAATGGACATTCGTGAAACCACCGTTCCGTTCAGTATCGACCGCCCTCTGACTGAGGACGAGAAGCGAGAGGTCGAGTTCTACTGCCGACACGATGTTGACGCAACCGACAGGCTGGACGATCTTCGCCAAGGCTACCTGTCCAGTAAGCTCACGCTGGGTCGTGAAAAGGGGCTGTATCCAGCAAAAGCCCTTTACATGACCAACGCCAAGCTGACCGCTGCTTACCTTGACGCAGAGCAGAAACCACACTATGACGAGCGGGAATACCAGTATCCGCCGAAGCTGCTTCGTCAGTACATTCCGCAGGAAGTGTTCGACTTCTTCGAACGGTTGAAGGATAAGAGTATCCCTGATGAAGTGGTATTCAAGGAAAAACTCGATCTGATGGTAGGCGGCTGTCCTTGCACCATCGCCTACGGCGGTATCCACGGTGCTATCCCGTGTTACCGAGAGGAAGCCACGGAAACCCGCTCTATCCGCAACAAAGATGTTGCAAGCTACTACCCACACCAGATGACCTTGAACGGTTATTGTAGCCGAAATATTCCCTCCCCCGATGTGTATGCCGCCACCATTGAGCGGCGTGTTAAGGCAAAGAGGGCTGGTGATAAAGCTACGGCGAACGCTTTGAAGCTGGTGCTGAACACCACCTACGGCGCTATGCTGAACCGCTACAACGACCTGTATGACCCGCTCATGGGGCGCTCGGTTTGTATCTCAGGCCAGTTGCAGTTGCTTGAAATGGCGGAACATCTTGTTCAGGATTGCCCCACTTTGAAGATCATTCAGCTCAACACCGATGGTATCATGGTCAGCCTTGATGACTGCGATGTTCCCGTGTATCAGGAGATCACGCAGGAGTGGCAGGACAGAACCGGCTTTGAGTTGGAGGAAGACCTTATCAAGATGATCTGTCAGAAAGATGTGAACAATTATGTCGAGGTTCCCTTCGAGGGCGACCCCAAAATCAAGGGTGGCGTTCTCGTTCGTGGGATTGCCCCGGCAGGAGCGTTCAACATCAATAACAACGCTTGTGTAGTCGCCAAGGCGGTCAAGGATTATCTGGCCTACGGCGTTCCGGTCGAAGATACCATCATGAGCTGCGACCGCCTGCTGGACTTCCAGTTGGTCGCCAAGGCCGGGAGCAAGTATGGTGACGCTCTCCATGAGGTAGACGGTCAGATGGAGGTCGTGCAGAAGGTCAACCGGGTATATGCCACGGAAGACCATCGGTGCGGAACCCTCTACAAAATCCACCTTGGCACTGGCAATCCCGTCAAGATTGCCGGACTCCCCGCAAAATGTGTCGTGGACAACGACAATCACCTGACGATTGATGTGGTTGACCGTGACTGGTATATCCGGCTGGCACGGCGTTATGTCCGAGATTTCCTCGGAGAGAAGCCGCCCAAGCGAAATACCCGCAGAGTCAATTCCATCAAGAAAAAATTATTAGAAATGTTGGAGGTATAACTATGGCTACTACCAAGAAAGCCGCTGAGACTGCGGCGGTGGATTATTCCACCATGAATGTGTTCCAGAAGTTACAGCTTGCCCGTGTGCGCTTCCTCGAAGCTGGCGTGGATAAGAGCGGCAAGCACATGAAGCTCGAATATAAGTATTTCGAGTTGGCGGACATTGTTCCCAAGGCCGAGCAGATTTTCCTTGAAATCGGTCTGATGATGGTTCCGTCCATGTACGGCGACAAGGCGACCGCTCGTGTCTACAATGTCAGCGACCCCGAAGACCACATTGACTTCGTGGCACCATATACCCCCATCGCCCCCATCGTGTCCAACGCTGGTAATCAGGTCACAAACGAAATGCAGGCGACCGGCAGCTCCATCACCTACATTCGCCGCTACCTGTGGCAGCTCGTTTTGGACATTGTGGAGCATGACAGTATCGACAGCGGTGAGTTTGACACAACCCCCACCCCCGCTCCCGCCGTCACAAAGAAGCCCCCTGTGACCACTGAACAGCGTCAGGAGATCAAGAAGGAACTGACCGGCGCTCCTGCTGGTGCGGCTACCGAGGAACAGGTCGGTACGCTGAAAAGCCTGCTGAAAAAGCTCATGGATATTGACGCAGAGCAGGAACAGTTCGTGCAGACCATCGCCATGAAGACCGAAGGTTTCTCCAAGATCGAAGCCGACAAGTGTGACGCTCTGATCGAGGGCGTAAACAATATGCTGGCTGGCTACGAAATGAAAACGGCGAAGGAGGGCTAAGGCATGATTGAAATTGATTGCCGTAAGTGCGTCAATGCAGACTTGGAAGCGGATTGCTGTAAGCTCTACGGTAACAACCCTGATACTGCCGTTCGGGAATGTGCCGCTGACGAATTTGTGAATTATAAGGAGGTAAATAAAAATGGAATGGCTTGACGGCAACAAAATCCAGATTATCCCTCCCAAGCGTCCGAAGAAGCTGACCGGCACTCGCTTTGCTACTATCCTCGGTCTGAACCCGTGGTCTACGCCGTTCGAGATTTGGTGTGAAGTGACCCGTACCTATCAGAAGCCGTTCGAGGACACCATCTACACCATCGCTGGTAAGACCATCGAACCTAAGCAGGCCGAGTACATGAAGCAGACCTACTTCATGAGCAATCTGGTCACGCCGACCGATCTGTGGGGTAAGGACTACTTCAATAAGACCTACGGCGACTTCTTCAAGGAAAGCCCCATTCTCGGTGGTATGTGGGACTACTTGCTCTACGGCAAAGATGGTAAGCCCACCACCGTCCTTGAAATGAAGACCTCCAAGCGTGTCGAGGACTGGAAGGACGATATTCCTGAGTATTACGCTTTGCAGGCGGCGTTGTACGCCTACCTTCTCGGTGTGGACGATGTTATCATGGTCGCTTCCTTCCTCGAACCCAAGGACTACGATGACCCTGAGAAGTTCGTGTGCAGCGGTGAGAACACCATCACCCGTCCCTTCAAGGTGTCCGAGCGGTATCCCGACTTCGAGAAGAAGTATGTGAAGCCTGCCCTGAAATGGTGGAAGGACTTCGTTGAGAGTGGCATTTCTCCCGCCTTTGACGAGCGCAAGGACGCTGAAATCCTGAAAGCCCTCCGCACCAACAACCTGTCCCCCGAAACCGACATGGCGGCGCTGGTCAAGGAAGCCGAAGACCTGAAAGACACCATGGAACGGATTTTGGCTCATGAAGGTATCCCGGATATGGAAAAGCGGTACAAGGTTGTGACTGACATGATTAAGAAAGCCGCAATCGCTCAGTTCCGTGACGGTGACAAGAAGGTGTCTATCGCTGGCTCTGCCTATAATTGGGAAGTCAGCCGTACTTCCACCACGAAGATCGACAAGGACGCTATGAAAGCGGACGGTATTCTGGCGAAGTACACGACCACCGAGGACAGCTACCGTATTTCCCCGAAAGCCTTGAAAGAAGGTGCGTGAAGTGGCACAGAGTATGCAGAGATTGAGCAAAGATGATTTGCTCAAACTTCTCGACCAGTATGCCGATGACGATTTTGTTGGAGTTTTGTTCACAGCAGCTCGTGATATTCACTCCGACCAGTCCACCATCTTCGTATTCTATGACAAAGTAACGGAGGTTTAATTATGAAATTTTCCAAGTTCGTGAAGTCCCTCGCCCCTGATGGCGGCGCTATCTACGAGTACATGGACGAACGATGGCTTGCTTCCCCGTCCGTACTTATGCTCATTCCCGATGGTATCCGCAGCGTGACCGGATACAGCAACGAGAAAATGCCTGACGGGATTGGTCGCCTGATTTCTCAGGTTGGTTGCACCGAGTACGCCACGCTGGTCAAGGCGGTAATGCCTGAGCCGGACGGTGCAATCAAGGATTGTGTCCGTATCTTCGCCACGCAGGACAGCACCATGACCCTCCCCGTCACTAACGATGACTGGTCGCTGATCGAGAAGTCTGACTTCTGCGAAATCCTGTATGCTTACGATCTGGACAGCGACAAGAGCGTACCGAAAGCCCTGCTGGTCAAGCAGTACGCCAAGTACCCCGATGATGAAGACCAGTTGGTTGGTATCATCTTCCCCTGCGAGTACACAGAACAGCTCAATTTCTACACCATGAAGGAGGACAAAAACAATGGCTAAAATCGGACTTACCGAGGGTTTTACCCTCATTCCCGAAGGTACTCATGTCTTTCAGATTACCGATGTGAAGTACAAGGAAGACTTCGGCAAGCTGGAAATCTATATGCAGACGCAGAACGGCTCCAAGCACATCGAACGCTTCTCCCTGCTGAAATCCGATGGCTCTCCCAACGAGGGTGCCTACAACGCTTTCAGCTACTTCGCCAAGACTGCGCTCGGCAACTTCGACCTGACCGAGATCGACCACACCGACCTGATTGGTCACTTCATCGAGTGCGACATTGAACATGATGTTCAGGAGAACAAGAAGAAGCCCGGACAGAGCATTACCTTCGTCCGTTTGGCCGATAAGCGCCCCTCTGAGGGCTGGGCTGGCGCTGGCAATACGGTTACTGCCCCCGCTGCTAAAACCGCTCCTGCGGCTTCTCAGGTCGCTCCTAAGACCCCGATGGATTTGGCAGCTCTCCTTGGCTGATACCGAGTGCGAGGGAGGGCTAATTTGAAAGGCTCTCCCTCGCCAATGGTATGTTGAAAACTGTGTTGAAAGTGAGGATAAGCTACAATGGCAGAAGCCTATTATTGTCCGCTCTCTAAGGTTCAGCGTCATGCTGAAATCTGCAAGGAGATCAACGATCTCTACGAGCGCAAGAACCATGACTACGGTGACAGCTTCCACCAGACCTTCGTTGAAGAAGGAATGGCGATGGCTCGTATCCGGTTGGGAGATAAGTTCAGCCGCTTCAAGACTCTCTCCCGTGGCGGTGAGCAGAAGGTCAATGACGAGTCTATCCGGGATACCCTGATTGACCTCGCCAACTACGCCATTATGACGGTGGTGGAAATGGAGGTTGCCGATGACGCTGAATGATTATCAGAAAGCCGCCGAGCGCACTTCCGGCGACCTGACTTCATGGGATAAGGTTCGCAACGGCTGTTACGGTCTGAACGGCGAAGCCGGAGAGTGTATCGACATTCTGAAAAAGACCGAGTTTCAGGGTCATGCTTTCGACCCGATGAAGATGATTGACGAGCTGGGCGATGTTCTCTGGTATGTCGCACAGTTGGCGACCGGCTTGGGTGTGACCCTCGAATATGTGGCACAGCACAATGTCGATAAGCTGCTGGCTCGTTACCCTGACGGGTTCGACAGCGAAAAGAGTATTCACAGGAAGGAGTACGAAAATGCCTGACTGCTTCTCAAAGTCCGAAGTGACTGATTTTCTGAACTTCATGAAGTTGCCTGACGGAACCTCTGTTGTTTCTGATGACCTGATGGAATATCTGATGACTTACGGCTTCTTCACCGCCCCTGCTTCCACCAAGTACCACGGCAATTACGAGGGTGGTCTTCTGGAACACTCCTACATGGTCACGAAGTACCTCCTGACGCTCACTCAGGACAATCACCTGATCTGGCGTAAGTCCCGTTCTCCCTACATCGTGGGTATGTTCCATGATCTGTGCAAGATCGACCAGTACCGTCACCCGGTAGCAGGTCACTTTGAAGAATTTAATGGTGGGCGTACACCAATCTATGACGAACGGGCATGGGAGTACAACCCTGACACCCTTCTGAAAGGTCACGGCGATAAGTCCGTCATGCTTCTCTCTCAGTTCTACACACTGACTGATGAAGAAATCATGTGTATCCGCTATCACATGGGCGCTTTCACCGACAAGTCAGAGTGGAATGACTACACCCGTGCTGTTCGCAACTACCCGAATGTGCTGTGGACACACCAAGCCGATATGCTGGCAAGCCATGTTGCGGGGGTGTGAAGTATGTATATTCCAACAGTTTCTTTCGATTTCGATGGCGTAATTCATTCCTACCGAAGCGGGTGGAAGGGTGCTGCCGTTATCCCTGACCCTCCCGTAGAAGGGATTAAAGAGGTCATTGAACGACTCATAAGCGATGGTTTATGTGTGGTCATCTGTTCTTCTCGTGCGGAGTCCTTTGAGGGACAAACGGCGATTGCTGAATGGCTGAAACACTACGGGTTCCCTATGGTGCAAATTCAAGCGAGAAAAGTTCCCTCCATTGTTCATGTCGATGACCGTGCAATCTGTTTCGATGGCAGAGCAAACAACCTCTACGAACAGATTGTCAACTTCAAACCTTGGTATGAAAGGGAGTCTGAAAATGAAAATCATTGAACCTTCTGTGGAGCTTATCAACGCTCCCGATTATAAGACCCTTCTGACCACCATCGAAGCCGCAGGGCGCACTTGCTATAAGTCCGAAGACAAAATCACGGACGGGAGCGCAGAGAAGTTCGTCCTGGGCATTATCAAGCGGGGTCACGAAGCTGTCATTGAGCATGGCTCTCTTACCGTTCGCTTCATCTGCGATCGGGGCGTGAGCCACGAGATCGTCCGTCATCGTCTGGCGGCGTTCTGTCAGGAGTCCACTCGGTACTGCAATTACGGCAAGGAGGGCTTCGGCGGCGAGATCACCGTTATTCGTCCTTGCACTTTTGCCGACACCGACTCCCCCTATCGTATCTGGAAGCGGTCGTGTGAACACGCTGAGGTCGCCTATTTTGATCTGCTGAATGAGGGTTGCACCCCGCAGGAAGCTCGATCTGTCCTTCCGAACAGCTTGAAAACCGAGGTGGTCATGACCGCTGACCTCAGAGAGTGGCGACACTTCTGTTGTATGCGCTGTCCCGTAGCGGCTCACCCCGATATGCGGGTTGTTGCCAATATGCTCCTGACCCTGCTGAAACAGACCTATCCCGTCTTCTTCGAGGACATTGAGGTATGAGGATTAAGAAAGCTGGCGGCAAGGTGTTTGGTGCGGTCTTAACTGCCGCCGAGAGAAAAGCGATGGACATGGAAATCAATCGTCAGATCGTGGAAGCCGACAGGCGCTACGCCGATGACATTGACGCCATGGTGCTTTACACCCTCCATGTTCACCTTGGTTTCGGCAAGAAGCGCCTGCGGAAGTTCTATGACGCTTTCTCTGCCGAGCATGACCGCCTTATCCAGTATTATCAAATGCCGGACGATTACACATGGCTCTGCAAGGAGATGTTGAAGCGTATCGGCGTTGATGTTGAAGCATGGAACCGTGAAAGGAGAGAACCTAATGAAGCTGAAAAGCATTAACGGCAAAGTGCCGTATGTCATGGCTGCTGGGAAGGACTTCGTGAAAGATGAAATGTCGCTGGCGGCGGCAGAGCAGATTTGTTCCCGTGGAACGCAGACCGCCAGCAAGCTCTTTCCCGATTTCCCTATCTGCGTAGATGACAAGTTTTATTTCGCTGGAACCTCGACAAAGCCCAAGTCCAGCAAGTCTAAGACCCCTTGCGAGGGCTGAGATTTTCAATCTTCCTGTGGTTCGCCACCATTGTCGCAGTCCTCTGTCTGAAATTACCCACGGTTGAGGTTGAAGAACCTTCTCCCATTGTCGAGGTGGTAGAGGTAGTCACCCCGGAGCCAGAGCCGGAGGTGACACCTCAGCCGTGGACAGACGAG